GAACTGTTACAGCTCTTTTTTGTGCAGAAAAATTGAATGATACATAGTTACGAATCTCATCGGTGCTTGGCATGTTAGCCCCACCGATTGCCGCAGTTACGTTTGTACATCTCAAAGAGTTTACAACAGCTGTATTGATTGTTTCAGATGGACCGTTCACAAAAAATGAAACTGTGCCAACTTGATTGATTACATTTGTACCTAAGTTAGTATTCAATCCTCCACCCACTCTATACTGAATGAACAAAGTGGAATTAGGTCTCAAAGCTGCACCTAAGGAAATATTATTAGAATACTTTTGGATATTCAAAGTGGTACCTAACGTAGTGAATTGGTCCAAGGCATCCTGTGCAGTATTTGTACCACCACCGAAAGTCATTTTTTTAAAACCCTCAGAGGTGTATTCGGTAATAAACCTATTTTGAGTTTGTATATATCTTCCAACTTTGATTCCTGGTTGGTCTGATACTTTAGTAGGGTCTTCTACAAATACTCTATCCTCAGCTAGGGCGTCAACTTCATACCATCTATTTGCAGCACCAAGAAACTCAGCTGTTGTAGGAATGTTTGTATATTGTGTTCCATCCTTCAACAATACACTTGTAATACCCAAAACATTTTTTTCAGGTAGGAACAATTCAAAGAATGGTTTCACATCACTTGGTGTTATTACTCTTTTGAATACTTTTGTAATTCCGTTTACAACTATTTCTCTTTTGGTGATGGTATAGTTTACTAAAATCCCATTACTATTGAAATTTGGTATTTTAACTCTATTGGGAAAACCTTGAGAATTGTACGGAGATGAGAAATCAATATCCTCAACATTTTCAAATACCAATCCAGAACCTATAATTTGAGAACCTCTCACCAAAGTTCCTAAGTATCTCTCATCTTCTTTATCTCCAAACGCCGGAACCGTAATTGAAAAATCCACTAATGATACCGATGGTCTCATACCAGGGATTTTCAAACCGTAGGTTCTCGCTATGTTATATATAGAAGTTTTTTGTTGTGCGTATTGTAGAACAGTCTCTTGAATACTTCTATCTATATGGTAATGTAAGTTATCGGCAACCGCAGCATTCAAATCTAAGAATACAGAAAATACTGATGCATCATTGAAATCTTGAATCAGTTCAGGGTAATAAGTCCTTACGTAATTTTGTAGTTCAACCCTGATTGACGCAAAGTCCCTTGACGTATATGATATTTGACGGTTAGCCATTATTTTTAAATATTGATAATTATAAAATCACTTTCGGCAAATGTTTGAGCATTTGTGGAATAATCTATTTTTATTTTTGCAGTATACTCGGCTGTACCCCTTCCAGGTAGTCTGTAAACATCATAAAGTCTTGCAGTTTCATCCGCAGTTATTTGACCCATTTCCATGTTGACCTCCATAGATTCATCAGCCGGTTCGATGGTAATTTGATTCACCAATAAATTTGGCATAAATCTTTGTATCGCATCTCTTATATCTGACTCTATAGCTTGGAATGTCAAACCGTCCAAAGGTTCGAAAACGAATTCGTATATTCTAGTTCCGAATTCAGGTAAATAATATCTAGAACCCTTCCTCGTCAGAATAAGATGAATTAAATCAGCTCTTATTTGTTGAGAGGTATACTCAGTCAGCTCAAGAAAGTCCCCTCTGAAAGAATCGTTGAATGGGAATTTTATACCATAGGTTGTTCCGTCTGCCATATCCCATAAATATACTTTGATTATTTTTTTATTAAAGTATTACCCTTTTTCCACTTAGGGTCATATGGACAGTGTCTACATCCATTCCCACAACATTGTCCCCTTCGAATATGGAACTCTTCTGTGAAAATTATTCTGTCACCTTCGCTATAATACAAAGGGAGAAGTTTTTCTGACTTCTCCCCTTTATTTTTATCATTTTTTTTCATTAGACAAATTTTACTTCACAAGCTCCACCGGCACAAGCCGCTTCGCCTGATAAGTCTGTATTATCATCTACTTCTACTATTTTTGATAAATCCACGTCGTGTAACGTTTTCATCAACTCCTCGTATTTTTCTTTCGAACAATCTTCGAATGGTGCTTGAATATAAGTTCCTCCATCGTATGGTAATACCGATAATCCATTATAATACTCTTTATTCTCCCACATCCACTCTCCTACAGCAGGCCACTCGTGTTCACGAATGGAAACTGTTGCAGATACGTTGTGAGCATTTGAACCACTTCTGTGACCTGGTTTAATCCACTCTTGTTGAACTCTTTTTACTCTTTCAAGAAGTTGAATTGGTGATTCGTTTCTCAGGATTGACCCTTCGGGTGCTTTTTGTGGAATACCAATTACTGCAGTATCGTGTGGTCTGAAATATTCATCCTCAACTAACTCTGAGTGATTATCTTTTAAGTAAGAATAGATTGATTCATTTTTACCAACTCTAACCCTTCTTATATAATAATCATTGTGCCAAGCATGGATTCCTGATGATGTACCTAATGTAAGTGAAGTTGTACCTGCTGGTTTAACTGTTGTTGTTCTCGCTGCAGGGTTGATACCAATAACGTCAGCAACTCTTTTATTTTCTTCTTTAACAACTTTCGCCGCTGCTTTCATATTTAAACCCAACACAGCTCCTGAACCAATACCTGTCATTGAAATTCCAATCAAAGCATCTTTCTCTGTTGTTCTTTGCCAAATAGGTCTAAGATAATGGAAATCAGTATATCCTGCTTGTAGGGTTCCAATAAATGTTGCAGCCTTTACTCTGTCCTCATAATCTTCCTGTGATACAACATTCGATACGTTTACCTCTGTAAGATTACAGAATTGGAAAGGTCTTAGAGCAATTTCACAACATGGGTTTGTTCCCCAATCTTTATCGTTACTCAAGTAGATTCCAGGTTCTCCCGCACCACTAGCCTCGATTCTTTTCCAAAGGTCCATAAAATAGTCTTTGGTAATCTTGTGTCTCATTAGTACTGCGGAATTATTAGCTCGTCCTCTTTGAGGGTTATGTTCCCACCAAGAACCACTCTTACAACCAATCATTTCCTCATCTGTTGCGGAAAATAATGAAATAAGTGCCGCTCTTCTGATACCACCAGCCAATACAGCGTCAGCAATATGACATACCATATCATGAACTTCAATAGCTCTTAGTTTTTCACCATCTGACTTGGAATCCAAAATTCCTTCGAGTTTTATAAGACACTCTTTGAGGGGTTGAGGTCCAGGTGCTTTACCACCTGAGGTTACCAACCGAGCCCCTTTTGGTCTGATGTCACTGAAATCAAACTGAATGTGAGAACCTCCATAAAAATAGGATTTAACCAATACTTTTACAGCGTCAGCCCATCCTTCAATAGAATCTGCAACTAACCATCTTCTACCTCTATCCTTACTTGGTTTTCTAATTTCGGGAAGTTGTTCAACGTGATGATTTTGTACGGAATAACCAACCCCTGTACCTCCAAGTAATAAGAACATGATTTCAGAGAATACTCTCCAATCGTCTACGGGTGCGTATGCACAGTTGTAAATTCTGTTTGGTGAGATTTCGATTGGTTTTCCTGCGAACTGCATTGACCTCATCGATGGGAGAACTTGTTTCTTGTAAACATACATGTAGTTCTCACGGATTTCTTTTTCTAATTGGGGATACTTTTTGATGTGCATCTCCATGTTTCTTGTTACTAACTCTTGCCAAGTCTCTCTTCTCTTTAACTCAGGGATGTACTTTGCATACTTCATGTACACCGTGATGTCTGATAAAATTCTGTTTGAAATGTCCATTTTTGTAATTTTTTTGTAAAATGATTTTATTTAAAAAATCGGTGATTTTCTTATTAAATATATGGTCGGCGATGAACCGACCACAAATTTAATTAAAAAAAAATAAGTTTTTTTTGAAAAAAGTAGATATTTAATTAGGGACTTTTTTGTTGTTCACGTTGTTTTCTTTTCTCCAACAGTTCTTTGACCCTATCTCTTTTTCTTTCTTCTTGTTGCTCTTCAAATCCTAGGAATGTGATTGATGATTCAGTGTCGATTTCAAGTAATTCATTATTGAATTTACAGTTCTCGAAAACAACCCCGTCTTTACCAAGACGAGATTTAGTGATGGCTATTGTTGCAAGGTTCATCTCTTTTTGTTGTAATGTCTTTGCCACAGTAATAATAACGTGGCCTACTTGTGCTTTCTTGATTGAACCACCCATTTGGTCTGTTGTAACAACTTCAGATGAAATTGAACTTCTATTTCCTTGGGTTGCAGTCCATCCCACAAGATTTAATTCGTGACACATGGCTTCGAATGCCCTCATAATTGAACCTTCGGCCTTCCATTCGTCTTTAGCACTTTGTTCAGGTAGAACACAATCTATGTAATCTAATAGAATCAAATCAATTTTATTTCCCTCAGCAATCATTTTTCTCACCTGATTTTTGATATGATTCATAGTTACAGTGTCTGAAGCCAATTTCTTGAGAATCAATTTGTTCTTCATTGTATCTTGAATCTCTGAGATTTTATCCATTACTTTTTCTCTGTGTTCGGCTAATTTGTCAGGTTCAACGCCTGTCCAAATGGTGAAGTGTTTTCTCTGAATAATTTTTGGATTGTCTTCAAAAAAGATTTGTAAAACGTTATAACCGTGATTAAATGCGGTATTGGCTATTTTAGTGAGGATTGTGGTCTTACCAACACCAGTGGGTGCAAGTATGACCCCAATCTCACCTTTGGCTAATCCACCCTTTAACAATCTATCAATACCTGTTATTCCCATAGGAATTGGATGTCTGTAATCATCTTCCAAAACAGTATCCAAACCTGAGAAAATATCTGTAACATTCTTTTCAACTTCTCCAACTTGAAGAGCTTCTCTTACTAAACCCTCAACTTTGTCATAAGACTCAAAGTCACCTTCAGTGATGATTTTCTGAGCTCTGTCCATAGCCTTTTTCAACTCTTGTTGTTTACAGAATTTCAAAGCTTTCTCTTGAACAAACTGAGCCCCTTCAACTGGTGCATCTTTGATTTGTTTTAAAGTATCCAAAACAATTTTGACAACCAATTCTTGGGTGACTTCAGCCCTTACAATCTGTTCAATTGTTTCAAAGTTAGGAGAAGCTTCATACTTTGAATGATATTCTTTAATCATCTGAATGATGATTTTAAAATACTTGTTGTCAAAATACGATGGCTCAAGAACGTCGACAATTGAGGATGCAAAGTCTTTATCCTCTATTAGTTGGTTGATAAGTTGTATTTGAAACGTGTTACCTAAGTAGTCAAAGTTTTTGTTCATAGCCAAAGAAAATATCCCCTCTTATTTTAAATATCAATCTCTCAAATCAATTCCGCAATATTCGTAAGATAATTCGGAATTTGAAAAAATGTCAGTCAGTTCTTTAAGAACATCCTTCAAATATGGTCTTACGTCAACGGTGTAACGAACTTTGGGTGGAAACTTTTTTCCATCGAAAATTCTCTGACAAATTGTCTGGTCTCCTACTTTCACAGAAAGATAGAAGTTTTCAGGACCCTCGGTAAAAGACGTATCCATAATCTTGGGGTCATGAATGATTGCCTCCATGTTATCCATCATATAGATAACTGTTTTCATTTTGAGGTAATACTGTAGCTCCTCGGATAAGGATTTGATGAAATGATAAAACTCGGTAGAGTTTTTTGCTTCAGGGTTGAAACCTTTGACGTTGAAGAATCTTTGGACGACGATGTTGTCGTTCAGGGTCAACAAAAATTCCATCTTGATGCTGTCGTGTTCTTTCATGTTTTTCATTTTTTTGTGTTTCGTTTTTCTTTTCTTGTTAGTTTCATAAATGGTTTTAGGAAGTTTACCCACGCTTCGTCGTTTTTAGGTAGGTATTTAAATAGGCCGTCTTCCATCATCAGCCTCATAAGGTTTTTATAACCTCGGTCAGTAGGGTCCATGGTATCGGTATGAATCTGTTCAACAAGTTGTTTACCTTCTTGGTTTATGAGGGGATTATGAAGGTCAACAATCATTTGATTCACAACGTAAAACTCTTCTCCAAGTATACCACTTTTGGTCCGTCCTGTCAAAATATTTTCTAAAGATTTTGGTAATTTCTTTTGTTGGATATTTCGTGCATAATCCAATATTTCTTGGATAGTGCATGGTTTTTCAAGCATAAACGGAAAAAGTTTAACCAAAGTTTTTTCTCCCAAACCTTCAATACCGTCAATATTGTCTGATTTGTCTCCTGTGAATATTTTTGTAACAGTGATGTTATAATGTGGGATGTCAACCTTGTTGATTGTTATCTTATCTCCATTCTTAAAATACCTCTTTGCCACAGGTGAATAGATAGTCACTCTTTGACTTATAAGTTGGGTGAGGTCTTTGTCTGCTGAGAAGATTATAATGTCTTCATCGGTCGCAATTTGACAATAGTAAGCTATTAGGTCATCGGCTTCATTATCTTTCATTTCAACCTGTCGGACGAAAACCTCCTCCAAATACATCTTTACTCTAGCCTTTTGTTGTAGGTAAGATTCGTATTTGTACTCATTCATATCTTGGCGACGGTTTCCTTTATATTGAGGATACAAACCTTTCCTTACGGATGAGTTCGAATCTCCGTCCCAAAATACTATAACTTTGTCATGATTGTGTTCTTCAAGAAATTTCCGGATAGTGTTGATGAAATGGTATACCCCTCCTATGTGAGAACCATCGTTATAAAGTTCTTTGACTCCGTGAAAACCAATCTTGAAAAGGTTGTCACCATCTACTAATAAAGTCTTAGGCACATATTTGATTTAGAGGTGATTGTTTTCCTTTCTGTAGTCCACATATTCTTTAACTTCTCTGATTTCTGACGAAGTTATAGAATTGATTTGATTTTTCAAATCGAATCTTTTGTCGTTAGTGAAATAAACTTTTCTCGCCAAATTGATAAATTCATCTTCGAACTTACCTTCTTTTTCTAATATTCTCAAGATATCTTCAATTTCCCATAAATTTGAATTAGTACTGACTAGATTATGATATAAGTTTTTAATTATCAAATTGTTCAAATACTCCGAAGATAAATTATAAAGAAGTTCAAATTCTTTATTGATGTAATCTAATTTTTCAGGATTTGAGATTTTATTCTTTTTAACTTGAAGAATTGATAACTTATCAATTAGTTCACCGACGCTTACAGGAATGTTTACCATATTACTCTTCTTTCTCTTCGGTCAAAGTGAAATCTCCTTCAGCACCAATAATATCCTTCCAATAGTCGGCATATTCTTTTTTGTATGCTTCGATAGATGCTTTTTCTTCTGTTGAATCTTTACCCGCCAAAAACCCATGAGGTGTTACAATAATTTTCCCATCATCGAATCCGAGTCCGTTGATGTGGTTTTTCATTACAGATATCTTACTCCTAACGGCAAATTTAACGGAACGTTTGTCTTTTGTCGCAGTAATTTTTGTAGTTCCAGCACCTTTCTGATTTCCGAACAAAAATACCAAAGACGAGTTCAACCAAACAGATTCACCACCTTTAGCTTTAATCTTCGGTTGTCCGAAAGGATTGTCCGGTAATTCAACCCAAGGTTGATTTATGATAATCAATGTATTTTCATATTCGGTATCCGCTTTTCTTGAACCAGAAATTCTTTGGTTGATACCCATTCCGATTTTATCGGATAAAACGGATGCGTTGTGTTGTTTACCACCTTTACCCTCATAGGTCATCTTACAAGGTACTGAACCTACAGAATCCCAAATGAAACATAGGCTATAGTTCAATTCCCCTTTTTCTTGAGCATCCAATAGTTGATTGATGTAATCGGTGATTTGTTCTATGTAGCTGAAGTTGTTATTGAATAGAAAGAATCCGTCCCAATCCAACTCACCTGTTTCGGTGTCAACAACCTCGTCACATTGGAACCCCATGAGTTTAGCATGGTCAAAACTCCACTTCTGTTCTGTAATGATGAACACAGGTAAGATTTCTTTCTTTTGAGCATCTACAGCAGCTTTGATTGCTGCAGTTGTTTTACCTGTATCTGAGTGACCCAAAAACATATTGATATGTCCAATAGCAGGACCAGGTAAACCAACGGCATCCAAGAAATCGGCACCTAAGTCCAAAAATCTTTGGGGTTTATATTTTGCAGAAGTTGAGAACTTCTTTTTCAGATTACTAAAATCGTTTTTCTTGATTGCCATAATTAAAAGTCTAAATCGTATGTTATAAAATCGTCCAATTCTTCATCGGGGTGAAACTCAAGCCAATCTTCATTCTCGAAAATAAAATACCCACCACCATTAGAGTCTTCCCATTTTCTGAGTTGAAGTTCTTTTCCGTTTTTATCTATTATTGTAAAATCGTAGGTGACGGCTTCGAAAACTTTTTTCGGATGTTCTTTTACTTTGAATGTCATTATAAAAAAATATAAGGGCGGTTTGACCCGCCCTTGTTATAAAATTAGAATGGTAAATCAGTGTCAGCTTCAGCGTCAGCTTGTGGGTCAGTAACTTTAGAAGACTTGGAACCACCAATTGAGGTTTCAGATACTTCATCATCACCGTAGACATATCCACCTTTTTCGTTATCCCACTTTGGTGTTTTACCTTGTGCGATTGCTTCAAGATACTCTACAGGTTTTTTACTATATACATCAGTCCAAGACAACTCATCATTTACCCACTCGTTAGCTTGGTCTTTATCTGTATGAACAGGTGTTGGGTCGTCGTACATGATTGCTGAAACAGTTGTATACTCTTTCCCTTTTGGAGTTTTAGATTTAGCCAACTCGATGATTAGGTCACGACCTTTTTCAGCATCTGTAATATCACCCTTGTTTCTCCAAATGGGAATAATCTTGTCAAGAATACCCTCATTCTTATAGTTGTGTTTAAATCTCCAAAACTTTGGACCGTCAGCTTCGTTATCACGGTCGATAACTTTAACGATGTAAAACTTACGAGATTTGTATTGCTTTGCAAGTTCCTTATCGGATTCCTTACCTGTTGCCATCAACTCTTCGTAAACTTCGTTCAAAGGTGAACGTTCGTTGTCATTTTTTCCTGGGTCATAGAACTTCTGCCATTGACCACCTACTTGGATTTCATGATACCAAGCCTCTTTGAATGGTGAGGAACCATCTGTGGTAGGAAGAATTCTCACTCTTCTCTGACCTGATTTCTCTTTATCACCAAGGATTAAAGCGAAATACTTTTTCATTCTTTCGTCTTGCGACATTTTCGATTGGGCCCCGCCCATTTGATTTTTTTCATACTGTGCCAATACGGCGTCTAATACATTACTCATTTTTTATAAATTTAGATTGTTTAGCAAATATAATTGGGATTTCCCTATATGTCAAATTTAAAAGGGACCAATCGGTCCCTTTTTATTATTTAAATTTAAAATCTTCTCTATCCTCTCCACTCGGTTGAAATGAATTTTTTATATCGTTCACATTGATATCACTAACTTGGTCGTCAGTCAAAACATATTCATTTTTTCCCGTTTTTTCCATTTCTTCTTTTTTGTCATCAAAAAAATCAGTGAGTCTTTGGTTATAAGGGTATGAATCATAGACTCTCAAATTCAATTTTTCTTCAGGACTCTTGGACCTATATTTTTCTAATTTACTTTCCAAAGAGTTTAACTTACCCATGATTTGGTCCATCTCACCAAGTCTTTTCTCTAAATTAGATAATTGTCCAAAAAGGTTTTCAAAGTATTCGTCTTGTTTTTGTTGGATATTTTTTTGAGCATCAACTAAATCCGTTATCTCTAATTCTTCAGTTCCACTCTCTTCATCTTTCTTCTCAGTTGATTTACCCTTATCATCCAATTTTTCTACATCTGGGTCTGACTCAACATCTAAAGGCTCAGGTGTTGGAATACCTTTCGGGATATCTGCAGCCGGTGTTTCTGCGGGTGCTGTTGCTGGAGCCCCCAAAGCCGCAGCTGCATCTGCTGCTGGGTCTGGTGGAGGAGGTTCAATAGCCTGTTCTTTGATATAATTTACAATTGAATTATATCTCTCTATTTCACTTAGAATTTTTTTATCTATACCCATTTTTACCCGTTTAAAAGTTGTTTAATTCCTTTGGCAGTTTCTACCTTTACTCTTCTGTTGGCTAAATGTTGGTGACCTGCTCTCTCAATAAGACCATCTCTTTCTCTGACCATATAACACTCACCGGTGTCCAAATCACAAACCTCTTTGGAGCCGTCCCCATTGTCTTGCTCTGAAAACCTAACTGGTTTTCCCAAATAATTGTCGAGCATTGTTTTTAAATTCATAGAATTGTTTTTATATAAATATATTAGATTAAATAAAAGTGAATACACCAGGTGCGGTAACAGGTACCGCATTTCCTGTTGTTGTTACTGATATTTGTAGTTGTTGTGGTGGTGTACTAACTATTTGTGGTATTGAGAATTTTATTTTATTAGTTGATATAAATTGTACTGTTCTGAAATCCACTTGAGTTGTTCCAACCGTTATAGTTCTGACGTATTCTAAGTTTGTACCTGAAAGACTCATTACAGTTCCAGTAGTACCTGTCAGTGGTGAGAATCCTGATAATACTGTTGGTGGACACGCCGGTATTGTTGTTTGTTGACCTCCTCCTCCTTGATTGAATGCGGTTCCTATATCAGTCCTCAATCCCACTCTTCCGGCACTTGCAATTGCCTGGTCAACTATACTACCATAAATTCCCAAAAATCTATCTATGTTTGATTCATAATATTCTAGGGTAACCTGAGCCGCAGGGAATGCAGTACAATAATATTCAATAATTTTTTCTTTAAAAACTCCTCCTGTAATCTGTGAAATTCTCGGTGTTATAAGACCTGTCATAAATTTCAGGTAGGTATTTACATCATTAAATTTCGCGGCCGGTAATGATTTATCACCACTTATGGTTTTGGTTTTAATACATGCATATACGTTAGGTACAAAATCCTGTGTAAGCGATGATGCTATTGGTTTATCCAAAGTAATATTACTGAAGTTATTATCATACGCAACAAACTCTCCTTTAGGGTCACCAGCAATACTGAATGTTCGGATATAAGATAGAACATAAACTATAGTCTGAAGCTCTGCGTTAGGTGCGGTACCTGTATAGGTTTTGAGACTATTAGAGAAATCAGTTGCGGTCAATTTTGTAAGTTGTCCTGTAGTTGATTCAAGTCTATCAAATTGCGGTGATAGATTCGCTCTACAAGCATTTTGGGCATCTACAGAGAGGTTATTAGAATTTTGTATTAGGTTTGTTTCTTTTCCTTGGTTTGTGGTGGTTATTGTTGTGTTTTGGTCTGTCTTTTGTATAACTAAGTTTTCTAATTGAGTCAGAAGATTTTGATTTATCTTTTGAAGATAGTTGTCCTCCACAGGATAATCATATATACCCTGTCTTACTCCTGTAAAATTTGTAGTGAAGTCACCTGGGGTTATCGTATGTGAAACATCTGTAATCAAATATGGACCATTGAACATTGGAACGTGTCTCAAATTGAAATACATAGTTGGTTGAATTAGGGCGTTACCCATAGCGCTGACTTCACACTGATAACTTCTCCTTTTATAGAAATTATACAAACTAGCATTTTGAGTACCAACATTCTTTGTATTAGTTTGGTCGGCCATCATCAATACCGCAGCGATGGATTCGGATGTTGCCTTTCCGTTGTCTTGAGATACACTGAAGGTCTGAAAAACATTCTGATTTCTTATACCTATATCTACATTAAATCCAACTACCTTATTTGATTTATCAAAGTCATTTTTTCCTAGTTGGTTTTCAATAAGAGGGTTTCCTGTAGGATTTCTCAAGTCAAATCCATCATCCCCTATACCTGTAAGTTTAACTGAAACACCTAATTGGTCAGATGGCTTACCGACGTAAAAACAAACTATTTTTGGACCAGACTTTCTATAATCCACATTTGTGAATGTCCCCCACATATTATCTGCGAAATCTAAAGTTGACTCTGTGTTTGGACTTTGTAAACCGTTGACTTCTTGAACATTATAAAAATTACAGTATGCGGGTAGTGGCATCACAACAAAATTATTCTGCATCAACATTGAACTTAGCAGAGTGTATACACTCATTCCTTCGTTCAAAGAGTTCTTATTTATTAAATTTTTTATTGAGAAAATATCAAGAACTACTGTTTCACCTATGTTGCGTGAAGCCCTATCCAAGAATAAAATATCCTCAAATAAAGTTCTCTGAGAATAATCATACCCTGCAACCCATTTGTCATTCAGTGCTTTAAAGACATTATATATTTCTACCTTACCCTGCAAACCTGAAAGTCCTGATTGGATTGTTTGTTCTTGAGGTTCTTGAACATCAGGTAATTTAGCTTGTGTAGATATAATAACTTGATTTAATAAATCATTTTGGAAGGTCTCGTTGTTGTTTATATATGCTGTAAGGTTGTCTCTGAAATTTGTAACCAATAGATTTGGATTATTCAATCTCTGAGTTGCATACATTTTTATAATTGGAGCCAAAAGAACCACATTCCTTGATGAAAATTCTATATTGTTATTGATGAAGAAGTCAGTAATATACGAACCGTTATCAGTATAAGTCAATTCCGCTATTGATGAAAATCCAACCTCTGTTAGTAATGCTCTCCATGCTGGCCCATTTAAGTTTTGAGATTGTTGTAAAGTAATTCCTCCCCCAACCGATGGTAAGGTATTAGTAACATAAGGTTGGAATGTAATTGGCTCGACTACCGTGGGTGTTGGTAAGCCAATTGAGATATATGACTCCCAAACTTTTCTATTAAATTTTGATGGATTACCATTTCTTATAATCACATCATATTCCATTATTGATTTTATTTGTGATGAGAAATTATTGAATTGATTTGTAATAGCTTCCTTAAACAATTCACTCGTTCTCGTTGCTAAAGTTGGTGTAAGTTTCATTGCCTCCCTCATGAAAGCTTGGAAATTTCTTGAAATACCATCAATTTGTACTGCACTTTTATTTATTTCACTACGAACTGGTGCGTATTTAACGTTCGTGATTGGTGCACAATAATTCAGGAATTCTTTTTCCATCAAATCCAAAGCTCTTTTATCAAATACTCCAAAGATTTCCTCCATTGTAGAGTAAGTGTTTGATGATAAAAGTTGGAATGGTACTATTGTAGACCCGTCAGAATAAATTAAATTCATATACGAATCTGTATCTGGTTTGATTACTTGATTAGCATCAAAGTAACCATAGTTTGAAGCAGCCCATAAACATCTCGCAGAACCATTATACATAGCTTTGTTATCTACCAAATCTGTTGTTGTTACTGGATTACTAGTTTGATTGGTAACTAACTCATAATTGGTTTGGTTCATATTAGCACCAAATGACGGAAGGATATAATACTCTGTACCAAGCTCAACTTCATCACTTGCCGGTACACAAAGATTTATAGTACTATAAGCATCAACTAAAGTGTTTGGTAAAAGTGCAGACCACGTGCTAACGTTCACATCTTTGTTGTTTTGCTCTGCCGAGAATTCTGAATTCGGAAATTGATATAACCTTAGTCCATCAGATACCGCAGATTGTATTTCATCATTAGAATAATTTTGAAACAAATCCCTACCATTATAAAAATAGGCAAAATCATTCATAAGCTTGGGATAGAAACCTGTCTGTATCTCGAGTAGATTTTGATTTTGTTTCTCTAAACTAACTTTATATTTGGTCGGATTAGTTATTGGGAATTGAAATTCGTATGTTGTAGTTTTAGCACTAAAAACCGGGTCGAAATTGCCTAAATAATCGAAATTGTTCCATATACCATCTAAAATATCTCTATTCGTTTCTACATATGTTTTGTACCTATACCATATTGAACCCATCTTCAATATCCAAGCATAAGGTACTTTGTGAACGGCACCGAATTTATTGAAACATGAAGCCATATAATCCAACTCATTATTTATTCCCAAACTTTTATATCTCTCTCTCAGACTTATGAGTGGAAGAGAATTTATGAATAAGTAAGCGGCTTGTATGTAAGGGTTCCTATTTCTGTTTTTTTCTAATCTAACACCATTTTGTATCGCATTTATAAAAAATGGTGTGTTCAATATTGATGTTGTTTGTGTTTTACCTAAGTAGTTACTAGATGGCGTTTGAACAAAACCCTCTGTTGGCACCATACGTGTAGTATTGTTCAAACTCCCGTTGTAATACAAATTCATAGTTTGTGTACTTACATTAGGTTGAGTTGATAGACTTTCAACAACAATACTCGGAGTTGGTGTGGTTCTGTAACCAAAATTGGTAACAGGTCTTTTGTTTATGTAATCATACAAATCTGTAAAGTTTGAAACCATATTTCTGTCCGCAAATACTGTTATAACATTTTTTGTATCGAAAACATTATTGAGTGTTGCTCTAGAACTTTGAGACATGTTAGTTTGAACCCAACCACTTGAAGTGAATGGGTATGTATCTATTATTTTAAAATCATTACTAGCGTTTTTAGTCAAATCTACCAAAGGTTTTAAATCCGCACTTTGGAGAGGTTCCAACCCTAACTCTGTTGTTTTTAAAATAGAAAAAGGGTTGTCAGTCAGTTCTTTGAGATATGATGTGACAAAGAATCCACGTTCGTAATTATAGTAAGAAGGTCCTGTTCCATTGTTTGAAATTTGTTTCAAGAAAGTGGGGTAGTTCTGCGAATTCAAATTAGTATTTTTTAATTTGAATGTAATACTCGGACTATTGACACCGAGACTTTCTATGATGTTGTTAGTTTCTACACTTGTATTCAAAGTTATGAATGGTGTAACTTGATTTGGTAAGGCCCTACTAAAATTCGAATAGTTTGCAGTTACATATTCTCTTTCCCATATTTCGTAAAAATATCTGACTTCCTGTTTGTTTGAATAAATGACATTTGAAGTTGGATATTCTATTGCATTTATTTGAATGGCAAATGTTGTAAGTTGACTTTCGATAGGGGTCTGTGTAGAAGGAACATTGTCTTTCATAATCAAACCCTTTATATACTCCTCAACGAATTCAACTTCAGGCCACTTGGAAAAGTCAGAGGCTTGGGTGATTTTGACCACTGATGGTGCTCCAAGATATTGTAACTGATATCTGCCTTTTTTATCATCAGGACTTTCAACAAAAAACTGAGGCCAAGGATAAACAGGTGTCTGTCCATTTACTATACCTTGATTTTCTCCTGCTGCCTGACTAGTAATTTGAACAACAGTCTGAGCCTCAGTGTTTCTTGCTGATGATTTGTTGTTATGAATTGCTAAGGACCTAACAGGGTCATATTTCACACTCCAAGCTTTGGTATGACAATCATCTAATAATCTAATGAAACCTTCAGTGTTTGCCATTATTACAGCACACATGTTTCTAACCGTTGGATTAAATCCGATACCTGTCGATTTGTCTTGAATCAGTATTTTTAATTCCTCAGTAATCGCAGTTTCATAAGCTTTGAGTTTTTTCAAGACTTCCTCTTCTATTTGATTCACTGTTTGTGTAAATCCACCCTGTTGGTCAAAATTGAAAAAGATTGGGTCACTTTGTACGGTAGTGCCATTTATAACTGTCCCTTTCTTAGCCAACAAAATATCCAAATTATTTTTGGTTGTAGTTTTTTGAACGTCGCTCGCACTTATTACATTAAAAAAAGATGCCGCAGTCGCATCTTTGTTTATTTGACTCAAATCAATAGTTACCTGAATTTGATTTGGCGTAAGTTTATCAATCTTTATGTTTTCAGTGCTGTCAACACCCAAAGTTGGGTTTTTCCTCAACTCAGATAAGTTCCTATCAAAAATTGTGGAAAGGTTTTTGATTGCGGCTGTTTGTGAAGCTAAATTTGTTTGAAGCTCTTTTTTGAAAAAATAGACCCTATTATTGTTGTCTAAAATTATCGCTCTTGGGTCTAAATTAGTTAGGAACCAACTACTGCTTTGCGGACCAATCAAAGTCTCGACAAACGCTTTTAATGTTTTCAAATAGTTCCTTATGTTAGTTAGTGGCTCAACGTTGACCAAAGGATAAGAATTGACGACGTTCCTTTCAAACATTTCAAGTTTGTTCATCAATTGTAATAGAGTCAATTCAGGAAAATCTTGGGGAATCAATCCCTTACTTTTATATTCACTGTAAACCTCTACAATTTTTTCATACCCCCTTTCGGTTACAAATTCAGCATAGACTGTATTTTCAGCGCGGGTGGCTGTAGTAATACCACCTTGTTGAGCTGAAGATGAGTTTTGTAAACTTTGATTGTTTGTCGCAGGGTTGGCAACAACAGGTTCCAAACTTGTAGCAAATCTTCTGTTATACATGTGAGGGGTTGCTAAAAGATGAGATATAAGAATCTCATTCAAGATGTTGAATTTGAATCCTTTGAATTCTAAAGTAATTGCATAATTTCCAGTTGAGGTATTGAATCTCGCATCAAACTTTTCTAAGTAAAGTTGATACTTTATTGCTTGACCATAGTAACCTTTTAGTGTTAAATAAAATTGAGGGTATGGTAAAGTGAAGAATGCTGCATAAGGTGAGTTATCTCCTAATTGGAATAAAGCTTTCCCTTGGACATCTTCGAGTTGCATTGAGACTGATGGAATGAAACTTGTACCAAGTTTACATATGATAGAGGTGATTCCTAATAACCCATTATCTGTGACGTTTTGTTGGTCTAGTACTGTGTCTACGAAATAAGCTTTGTTACCACGTGTGACAGTCTTTTCTAATTTGGCGTTTGAAAACTGAGTAGTCAACGCATCCTTACCTGTCAACTCATCATAATAACCTGTACCTATGTAATTGTTTTTGGTGGGCTTCAGAAAATTGATTCTAGCAATAGTCATGCTAGTATTTACATTTTCGTTGGGTTGGACTCCGAGTGCAAGTTTTGTTCTCGGTAAAATTTGTGCCTCCAAATTGGCATACATTACCAAATTTTCGTGGTCTACAATTCTCTCACTTATTCTACCAGTATTGTCAATAGTTTTATTAGGGTCAATCAGGATAATATTATCATAATCGAACTCAGGTAAAATATGACCACTTAAATCTCCTTGAATATTACTACCTGCCATAATAATAAAAATATTGTTCTACAGCTGTTTTATAATCTTGAAGAGATGGTATCAATGGAAATGGTATAACCAAGATAGCACCATCATAGATGTAGTTTTCAAGTCCACCAAAAATTGGATTAGCCTGTAGAATCAACCATCCAAAAACAGGGGAACTATAATATTGTTGTGAAATTCTATCCAATCTACTTTGACCTACCTTATAGATGTATGTTTGGTCTGTAGTTTTTGCAGGAATTGTCACATAAGGAACTATAGTTTGTTCTCCGTTGAATGTAAATTCATTATATCTGTTGTAATAAGGGTATGACATTAGTTCAATTTAACTTTAGATATAAGAACGTCTCCACCTGGCGTTGTTGGTGTGTTCCATTTATTATCTGTGTTTTGGTTTGTTTTTGCCCCCAAAGATTTTATCAATACTTCTTGGTTAGGGTCAGGAGCACTTGATTTCGCGTAGTTAAACTCTCTTGGTTTTCCTAATGGGAACGGTGTAAAGTTTAAGAAGTTTTTCATCTGATTTGTCTCCATCTCATTTAGGAATGTTTGAGTAAGAGTATCCTCTTCGTCAAAAGCTGGTTTTACAATCGCTCTCCAATACGCATCAAACTCTTCAGAATATCTCATAGAAGCCCCTCTTGGTGCTAAAGATTGATTTTCAAGTAGATTTCCTATCATAGCGTTTTTAAAACTTTCATAAGCCTCTCCCTTTAAGTCGTTAGACAAAATCATATATTGTCTTTTGAAAGGATTTCCACTAAACAACGGGTTCTTACTGAACGGAAAAAATACATCATTTATGATTGTACTTATTTCTGTACTATTCACTCTTACCAATATTCCTGTATAGCTATCAGAACCTACACTGAAATTTACGTCACTTGTCAATTTAGTATAGAAATCATTTAAACTTACTTTGATTAAATCTATATCTTGGTCAATTTCCTGATTTGTTGTTGTGGGAGGATTAGGATTTCCAGCATTCACAGGTCCTACCCCTGTTGTTCCCGACACCCAATAAATTACAACATTACCATTTGTCTCTTGGAATCCGTCAGTGTTATCCCACGATGTACCTGAGTATGGTACAATATTAGCTCTACTAATATATTGAAGATAAGCTTGTTGAGTGTTCACAACATCTTGTACAATTGTTGTTGCGGCATTTATAAAAGTACCTTGTTTAGCCCTAACAAAATCCAAATAATTTTGTTTCATTTGATTTTTAGCTGCTCTTGAGAAATCCTTGTCAGTATTATTTATCCATTCAATCCACGGGTCTTGACCGGCATTTATTTGAGCAATCATGTCGGTAAAAACTTTATTTATATTTTTTTGTAGATTATCTGCCTTACCGTATAAATAAGTAATTGTGTTCGGGTCTGTATAAAAAGTTCCCTCCTGATACTTTCTTTCAATGCTCCATTGTTGTAACATGGCATTATTGTATTGAGAAAAAATAGATTTACTTTGATTGAACACAGAAGTAAAGTAAGTTTGTGTTGTTGACACAAAAGTATCCATAAAGCCTTTGTAACTTATTTTACCAGTTTCGTCAGTTGCCGTAATAACATTCGTTAGTCTATCTCCTATAGTAGTACTATTACTTAAAGCCGCTATATTCTGAATTTGATTTGTGGTAGGAGCGGTAGGTTGTGCAACACTTTGTAAAAATTCTTTATCTAACACTTTGAAAGAGTCGTCGGTTGGGTCGGCTCTATCGTCCCACATCTCAGTATTAGCGTAGTAATTGAATGTCAAAGCGTTTTGTAATTTATCGACCGCAGTTTTCAATCCTTGACCCCCAACAAAATTAAAATTCAAAGTGACGTTTGCAATCATAGGTTGGATACCTATACCCTCAGGATTTATATCCAAACCTTCAAAATTCAAACTTAAACTTGTTGGAATTATTTTAGTGTTATAAAAGTCACCTACTCTGAGTATCAAGACCGGTGGTGTTCCAAAAGCAGTATTTACAGCATTATTATACTCCAATTCATACGCACCCCCCGCAGTTGCCTTCACAGTCGGAATAGTATCCCCGGGTCTCATACATTGTTGTAAAAAGGTTAGTCTAGAATTCAAACCCTCAGGTGTTGTGGAATGGAATGATGGTTGAAAGAATTTCAATTTGTCTTTGAGATTATCATATAACATCGGAGAGTCTTGTTTGATTGTTTCGAAATAGTCACATTCAGATATAAGAGCTCTCACAATTCTTTTTGAAATATTATCAGTCTTTCTAAACTTAGGCTCAACTGTTGTTGGTGGAGTTGGGGGGATTATACCAGTGGTCGGTTGAGTAGGTACAACATTTGGAGGTAATTGAGATGGTTCGGGTGCACTTACTGTTATTGATTTGATTTTGACTCTTCTACAAGCCATAGCTGTGGAGTTAGTTATTGGTGCTCCCGCCAAACTATTATTGTTGTCATCGTTGTCAGTACAAGTTTCGAATTCAGTATTAGTTATAAATTGATTCGAACTAGCATCCCACTGAAAAACTTGCACTTTTTCGGCACCTTCTCCCTTTGGAACTTCTGTAAATGTAATTCTACCTGATTGTATGTACGAGTTTAGCAATTGGTCCGAAGCAAATAAATTTTTAACACTATCTATTCTTCTCTGTGAAAGTTCTAAATTGTATGTTTGTTTTGCCGCGGCTGACGCACTTCCCAATAATTCTATTACAACTTTAGATGAAGGGTTATTCTTCATCACTGTTTTGAGTTCATTGAAGAAATTTACTTGGATGTGATTGTAATTCTGAGTTACAACATTGTTTATAAAAACTCCTTGCCCCGCGTAAGTGGTTGTACTTTGGTTGATATAATCTGTATAATATTGTGAATAACTTCCAACCACAGGTGATACTGATGGAGGTGCTGGAATGTCATTGGGAAAATACAATGCAAAGTTTTGGAATTGTTTCAGTGTGTCTTGTGGTGTGTTCTGTGAAGGTTGTGTGATTGGTTGTGAACTACTTTGAGTATCTCTTGCCCCCGTAGCTAAAGTATTTTTAGCAACACTTACTTGTTCTTTACTCAGATTTTTTGACGCAATAGCTTGTTGAATATCTTGTAATTCATTTGGAGGAATTGTGTAATATCTTTTAGCCAGTTCATATAAATCGTATTTTTTACAACCAGCAAAGAATGATTCCAAAATTCCATTAATTCTTTCTTTATTACTTTCGTTATTCAAAACCTTATTCACAATAACATTCAGAACTGATGGATGGTCAACAACAATTTTCCATTGTAATGAACCACCTCTACTTGTATTTGTATAAGTGTAAATTGGTTCAGGTCTACCAAGAAAATCTTGTGTCTTCCAATTCGCATTTACAGTCTCATTAAATGTCAACCCATAAGGTGGGAACCACATCACTCTTCCACCATTTGGACCTCTCTCACAAATTGGTAACTCATTCACATTTATACCAGGAGTATTTGATGTTCTCCATGCTAAATTTTCCAATGAGAACATATATTTCTTAGCAAAAGCAGTATTATTTGTTCCTATCAAGTTTGATGAAGCCTGACCTCCTTCTTGTTTGTTAGGTGCAATATTCAAATTATATGTTTTGTCGAATACAGAATAAGAAAATCTTCTACCTTCATTTACAACACCGTCTTGTTTTTGAAGGTCATTATACTGAAGATATGGTATATCTTTAGCAAAAACTCTACAATACTCGGTTCCAACCTCATTACCTAAAGAACCGACATATCTTAAAACTCTTGAACCTTTAGTAAGTTCTTTATATCCATCGTTGAAAACTTTACTTACTTGGTCCATAGCATTACCAACATGTTGTAATCTTCTTCCACCCTGTGGTTGACTATTTATAATCCTTTGGGTATCATCAAGTATTGAACCCTGTCTGAATTCTAAATTTACGGACTCAGTTGAATTGTATGATGATGGTTTAAAGTCTTCATCTAATTGTGTAACTTCTCCCCCAATTCCTACTTTTTTACCGGCATTCCCCCTATACTTTGGTGAGACCCAAGTAAATCCACCCTCGATACCACCACCATTTATATATGCAGGACCGTTGGCCCCAAGTTTGATTTCTCTACTAGGTCCTTCATAAAGTTGGGCCAATTCTTGAGGACCATAGACAGGAGCTTGAACTTCTTGTCCAAATTCGTTGTTGGGTAAATCTCCTGTCGGTGAAAAAACTCTTGACGGTTCTGAAGTTGGTGAACCAATGTAGTAATTAGAATTATTTACTGTAGTACCAAATAAAGCTCCCCCTACTCTGTCGAAAATATTCCTTTCATATCCAGGTTTGTACTTGTTATAATTTATACTCCCGAATAATCTCGATTTTTGTCCTCCCCCTGTATTGTTCAAAAATATTTGAGAACCTGATTTAGGTGGCCCTAACAATTGTCCAAAGAAATTACCTACACTTGTATTAGACCTAGTAAAGGCCGCTTGTAATTGTTGTATGGTTGTGGGGAATCCTGAATTTATAGATGGGTCAAAATAAGAACCAGGAATCGGTGATGTTGGCAAAATACTTCCGGCTAATCTCAACGCGAAGTCTGTTGCTGCTAAAATAGGTCCTGAAGGTTGTGTGATTACCCAATTTGGTTCAATCAGGGGTACTCGTGTGGTTAGTAGATTGAATATATCTGTACCACTATCTATGTTGAATAAATTTATTCTTCCTAAAGTTTGTTGTCTTATTTCAGTTGCAATCCTTTCTTCGAAAGACCTTCTAAGAGTAAATGCTCCCAATCTAGCGATATAGGAATCTTGTGTCAGTAAACCATTACTTCCCTGTGGGTCCCTTGTTAAAAGGATTTGAACGGGGTTATAAGATGATGGTACAAAAGTTGTTGGATAAGGTTGGTTATTATAAAGGTTTCTTGAACCACTTCTTATATAATCAGGTTCAGTTATGTATTCACCACTATCTAGAACTGTTTGAGAACCATTGGAATATGCGTTTTTAGGTTTCCACTGAAGTGATGCAGGCTGAGCTTGGTCTATTATATGAGCGTCTTGTTGACCTGGTCCGTATTCACCTTGGTTTGAACGAGTATTATTCAATCCTCCAACATCCCCCACAATTCTATATCCACCTTCCGCACCAAACTGATTTAATGGATAAAGTCTGTTAGCTAAAATTGGAGAATCAATTAGTACGTCAGGACTATCGGTAACCGCTAATTGTGATTGTTGATATTCATAAGTTATTGGTGGATTCGGACGATTTGGGGACTTGGGATAAGGGGCAAGATTTCTTGTCATCAATCTCGACCTGAATCGTTCCGAATTATTATAATCTAATGGACTTGGCACTTGATACTTCTATTTAATCAATAAATAGGTAAACATTATTTTTTTTAAAACTAAATCACAATTATGTTGTTACCGAATATTGCCCCTTCTTTGCAATTTTACCAGCTCTCAATAGGGCACCCTCAGTAACTTCCAAAAGTGCTTGTTTAACAGTTTCAGGAGATTGTAGAATGTATTCAGTAAAAGCAGGATACGATGGCATACTACTAAAATCTGGCGGAAGTTTTACTGTAAGTTCTGCAGGTATCGGAGTTTTTTCATCAAAAGAAACTTTCATGCTCATTCCTGTTGAAGTTGACTTCAACCCAGATTCATTTATAGCATTTAATATCGGTAAGAAAGATTTAGTTGAGGCTGCGTTTACAACAAATTCACCATTCGAAAGTTTGGCATCTATGGAATCGCTTGTTGATGTACCGGGACCTGTCACCAATCCTCCACTTGCTCTTCTCAATGGTCTTCTTCCCGTAGGTTCACCAAACATGTCAAAACCCGTACTTGTGAGAATTGATTTCATCATATCACCCATATCTCCTTGTTGTCTTTGTCTTTCAATCTCATAATTCTTGAAAGCATCTGGAAGTCTTTGAGTTAAATTCATTAACTCCTTAAATAATAGGTCCTCTTGCTTTTTTCGGTCCGCATCGGGTAACTTTTGAGCCTCTTTGAGTTTTTCTCTAATTTCTTCCGCATCTCTAAAATAACCTGATTTTCTCACTGCTTTAGCAAAACCCTCAGCAGATTTTCTTGTCATGTTCAAAGCATCTTCCATATTTCTCAAGAAACCTGGTTGTGTATAAATTGAAGTTTTGACTAATTCTTTAATGAATTTAATTTCCGCATATGTTTTTTCAGCGGTGTTTAATTGGCTTTCTTGTATCTGTTGTACAGTCTTTGGTGCCTTTTCTTGTTGTTCTATAATTCTTTTGAAATCTTGTTCTTGTAAATCAACTAATTTTCTTTGATACTCATTACCCCTTTCGTCTTTTATAGAAACCTCATATTCACCTTCTTTTCCCATACTTGCAACGTTAGCAATCATTTTTTTGTCTTCTTCACTAACATTGAAAGATAATCCTGTGGTAGAAATCCTTTTCAATTTATCATCCATCTCCGCAGCAGCCAATGCAGTTCTTTTCAAGTTCTCAGCACTCAAGTCGGTTTCTGCTGCCAAAGCATTCATTGTTAGAATTCCTTGTGGACTGACTCTGAAACTTTTAGTCTTTTCATCAAAATAGGTGAAAGACTTAGCCATATTGATTATACTATCCTGTAATCCTGATGGGTCATTTATAGATTGGTTCATCAGTTGGAACGGGTCTGTCAAATTTCCTACTGAAACACCTAATCTTTGAAAAGCTGATGCCATTCTTACTGCATCTTCAGGGTTGAGAACTTTGTCGGCTAAAGTGAAAACTTCTTTCATATCAAACCTCAATCTCGATGCTTGTGCAGCCATTTTAGTAAACCCTAAAACTCCCTCACTGAAATTAAATCTTGCCAATTTATCTGTGTTATTCAATACATCTGAGACGACAACTTTAGCGTTGAGTCCTATTCTTTGAACATAAACAATAGATTCTTCTAGTTTTTTGGCAATATTTTCATAAGAATACCCTGCCTCGGTAAATTCATCGACAATTTTCGATGTTACTGTACCCAAAATTTTACTTGTTGCATATAGTTCCTCAACTTGCTCTTTTTGTGCAACTAAATTTCTTCGAGTTCCCGCAGCTATTCCTTGTATTGCTCCTCCAACTGCTTCAATACTTCCTCCTAATTTTACGATACCTGGAGTCGCTTCAGAAACAGACCTAGCCATTTCTTGTATTCTCATTCTTGAAGCAACAAAGCTCGTATTCAGAGCCTCGGCAACTTCAGCTACGTTTGTGAGTTCTGTAGTTATTGTGGATGCAAAACCTCCTGGAGTTCTTAGTGCCTCTACATCGGTTCTAATTTTTTTAAGAACCTCAGAATATCTATTAGCAATTTGTAAATCTTCTGAGGTTATCGGCGCTTTCTCCGCCCCACTTTGCTGGAAAAACATATTTTAGTTTTATTATAAATAGAGTAATTGTGATTTTACTCCTTTTGATGAGTCTCAATCCATTTATCTAAAAGATATTTTCTTACGAAAATGGGCATAATCATAAAATCAGAATAACTTATATGAAGCAACGTAGATAAGTAATATAATTCGTCTAATTGTCCTTTTCTATACTCAGAAGAAAGGGCGAAAAAATTCAACCCCAAAACCAACGTTTACTGTTAGTCTTTCTCCTGATGGGGCTATAATTTGTTTGGTTAAATCCAATCTTGGTTCAGCATCTTGTAAGAACTTCCTAATATATTTTGAGTCCGCGATTGGCATTGACTCTACGAATTTAGCTATTTCAGCTTTATCAGAATTTCCATTTATCTCCAAAATTTGGTTTTGTAAAGTAAGAGTGATTTTAGGTGCTGGTCTTGTTGGGGGGTAACTATCGAAAATATTTTGGAGATTTGTTTGTTCTCCATAATTCATCAATTTTAGTTTCGCCTGTGCTTTGGAAACAGGTAGAGTTGTAGTAAAACTACCGTCTTCATTTGGTTCGTGAAGTGGTTTTTTTATATTCAACTCTTCCAACGAAATATTAGCTTCGAATTGTTTTTTTGTTTGTGGGTCAATTAAATTCATCATTATGTTAGGTCCAAATGATGTGTTCCTCAAAAAAATAAGAATTGCTTCAACATCCCCTTCCAATAAATCATCTATTTTAATATCAGGTTCGTAAATTTTATTTCTCAATAAAGTTCCAGTAATATCGCTTGTATTACTCATCAAAATGTTTTCATCCGACGCTGTCAAATACCCAACTTTAACTGATTTTTTTTTGTTTTTATAAAACTTACCTCCTGATGGAAGTATTACAACATCGTGAGGTAATGAAAAATTTTGTTGTCCATAGTCTCTACTTTGGTCTTGCATAAAAAAAATTTAACCGTGAAGTTTATGTCTCCACGGTTAAATATACAAGTTTTATTTTTAATTTAAATACTATTAGTAAACCAACACACAACGGTCTGGACGCAATCCACATGTGATATCAGCTAAAGCATCATTGCTATACGCTAATGAACCAAAGTTAGCACTTGTCAGGAAGGTTCCGTATAAAATCCATTTTTCTACGACTACTCCTGTTGGGTCCAACATCTCGAGGTCAACATCTTTTTTGTAACCCGCAGCATAACCCATACGACCTGTTACTGATTCAGCGTGTAAACGAACCCACTCCATCAATGCTTGAGCCGCAGACGGACCAATCGGGTCTCTGAATTTTACCTGAATTTCATCCCAATTAAATCTACCTGCAACAAATGTTGAAGTATTCAAGAATTGAATTTCGGTTGAATTTATTTTAATTGAGGGTCTTGAAGCAGATTCAACAAACCATTCATTGATACCCATGCTAGAAGGAAACCTTAAAATGAATCGATTCTGCCGTTTCGGTTCGTAGGGTAAGGGCATCTTCATCAGTAAATCAGCCATATTATAAAAATTTTAATTTCTGTGTTTATATGTTATAAATATAGTATTAGTGAAAATTTTTTCTATTTACTTTTATTTTAAAAAACTCATCTTTATTTTACTTCTTTTTTGATTCCTCCAGCTGTTGAATAAGTCTTTACTAGTTCTGGTTTATCTTTAAAAGCTTTCTTCATTACTTCTATATTCTTTAAATCGTCATCTGAAAAGCCAATTGTAGGTACTGCTGGAATAAACTTATTTACAATATCCATTTTAAGAAAACTTCTTTTATTTAGTAAAGCAGCCATCCCTTTTATATAGTCTACAAATTCTTGCATCGCAATTACCTTTCCGTGTTCGGGGTTTGTGGCACCTATATCATCACCAAAAGAAACGGGGTGGTACTTATTTAACTCCAAATATGTTTTTATAAGTTCTTCATCAGTCATATCCTGTTCTCCTGCGAAGGTTCTATATTTTTTTAAGTTTTTAATTACTTGGTTTTTGTCTATTCCTTTGAAATCGGAAACTATATAATTGTAAACTGCTTGTTTAAGAGTTCTCGGGTTGTGTCCTCGAGCAGTTATTATCGCAAAAATCGAACCATTGTTTACCGCTTCTACAAAATCCTTCCATGCTGGACCAGGTTTAGCTTTCATAGCATCAATCAAAAATTGTTTGTCACCATCCACTCTAAAATCCTTGAAGGCGTTTGGAGCAAAATCAACGATTGTACTCCCTTTGTATTTTAAAGGTCCTTTACCTATTTTACTTCTATATTCAGCAAAATCTTCAGTACTCATTCCAACCTCATTACCATCATCATCTAACAAATAGATTTCTGTTGGCATATGGACAATGTTGTCATCCCAATCGAATGCGTAATACTTTAAATCTGGTGTCCCCTCGGGTTTTATTCCCTCTCGTAATATTTTTTTCATTAGGTAATAAAAAAGTGGGGGGTTTTGGACCCCCCGTTTTTATTATATATTTTCAAACGAAGCACCTGTTGGTGTGATAAAGAACTCAATATCTATGAACTCCAAAGCCTTCGTTGGTTTAAGGTAAATTTTACCTGTGAGAGTGTTTCTGTCCAAGTCTTCAGGTGAAGAAGAAACAGTAACACGGAAGTCATATAAACCTCTATCTCTTCTGATTGAGTCAAGTATAGGGTTTACACTATCCAAGAATTGTTGTCTTACGATTTGGTCGTTTTGTTCAAATAACAATCTCACTGCTACAGCTGAAATCAACTTACGAGCTTGTAACAACAATCTTCTTACATTCAATCTGTTCAAAGCTGTGTCAGCAACTTGGAGGGTTTTATTACCCCAAATTACAGTTCCTACGTCAGCGAATGTCGCAATTGGGTTGATTCTACCTTGATAAAGTGTATCTCTATCTTGTTGAGTAAGTTTTACTCTCGCCTTGATTGAGTTTACTAAACCTCTTGTGTAACCAGCCGATGCAAACCATGGGAAAGAAATGTTATCTGTAAGAGCTAAGTTTCTACATACTTCACCTGTTGGTGGGATATAGATTTGTGTATTATTCACAGTATCTCTTACTAAAATCCATGGATAATAAGTTGCGGTGTAGTTAGAATCAATACCTGTATTATCAAGATTGTCTACCGCTGTTTGTGGGTAAATGATTTGATTTTGGTCTGTTGAATCTGGTAGTAACATGTTATAGTCAGGGGTAGTGACAATGTAAATTGAGTCAGCTCTTTGGAACTGAATCATATCTATTGCTGCTTCTACAAGAGTTTGGTTATAAACGTAATCGATACTTGCAGTTGCAAAAACATTTATATTTGTAGATTCTGGATTTGCAAAAGTAAGAATACCAAGAAGATATGCGTAATAGTCTGTATTTGCAAATGACTGACTGTCAGCATCAACGGTGATATTTTTGAAAGTACCGAAACCAGTTGCTGTTGGATATCTTGCCGAAGTACAAGCTCCTGCCAAGTAACCAGTACCACCTAAAGCGAATCTATCTTCATTAGTCCTTCTTTCTTCATAGATGTCCCAACCGTCAAAACCACCCGCCATACAAAGTGTGAACTTTCTAGAGTAAATAAAATAATATGGATTATCCTGACTACTTGGATTAGAAGTGAAATCAGCAACACCACATTCGAATGCTGTTTGACCACTTGTTGTGAACTCATTACCAATAGTCACCACCGTAGCACCTGAGTCCAAGTGGAAACCTTTAGTTAAACCGTTCCAAGGTGCCGATTCAGTTGCGGTACAAAAACCAACAACAGGATTCTTTTGACCTAAGTATTGCAAGAACGCATCCTCAATAGTAAATAAGTAAGAGGATGACATACCGAGATAAGTTCTACGAACAACGTCACCAGGAGAAGTAACCG